TGTTTTTTAAATCGTATGTACGTACCAACCGCTTCAAGCGTTATATGGGTACTGACGAAAATGCAGTCATCCAAGTTAAAGAGAACCTGACCAAGAAGAAGGGCGATGTTATCACCATTAACCTGATCGGTGCCCTTGATGCTTCTGCCGGCCCGAACGATGGCTCTACAAAGTTGGTAGGCAATGAGAAGGCGCTACCAAACGAAGGCCATGCAATTGAGGTTTGCATTGTACGTGATGCAACTGTGGTAAACGTAGCTGAAGAGCAGAAGAGTCCGATTGATATTCGTAATGCCGGTAAAGTTGCCCTTACTGATCTGGCAATGCGCTATCTGCGCAAGGCGGTTATAAATGCCCTGCATACCATTAACGGCAAGATCTATGAAACTGCAACAGAGGCAGACAAAGATTCCTGGTTGGCTAAAAACGCTGACAGGGTACTTTTCGGTTCAGCCAAGAGCAATAATGCAGCAAATGATCACTCTGCATCATTGGCTAACGTGGATTCAACAAACGACAAACTGACGGGTAACGTGGTTGAACTTGCAAAGCGTATGGCTCAGACTGCTGTGACTGCCAACGGTGACGGAATCCGTCCTGTTACCTATGGCGATGATGAGGAAACCTACGTTATGTTTGTTCCATCTGTTGCATTCCGCGATCTGCGTGCTTGGATGGTTGCAAACGGCTATTGGGAACACGCACTTGAGCGCAGCCAGCAGAACCCGCTGTTCTCTGGCACAAGCAGTATTGAATGGGATGGTGTTATGGTTCGAGAAGTTCCTGAATTGCCCGTTCTGGCAGGTGTTGGTAACACAGGTATTGCGGTTGCACCCTGCTTCCTGTGCGGTGCTCAGGCGCTTGGTGTAGCATGGGCACAGCGTACCCGTACCACAGTTTCCAAAGAAGATGACTACGAGTTCCGCGCCGGTGTCGGCTTTATGGAAATGCGTGGTGTCGAAAAGCTGCAGTGGGGTAAAGGTTCACCCAATGCGATTGACTGGTCTGTCTGTACGGTCTATGTCTCAGGCGTTGCTGATGCGTAATTGTCAGCAATAGTTACAGGTAGATAATGATAGCCGGGAGAGGCAACTTTCCCGGCTATACAAAACAGGAGGAAGGCATGAGGTTTAGGTATCTGGGCGACCATAAAGCAATGATTGCGTTCGATTATGATTTTGCTGATGGTGCTACCCCTGATGTAACTGACGAAGAGGCCATTGCCAAGCTGCAGGGTAATGCAGAGTTTGAGGCGATTGAAGAAGATAAAACCTTTGGCACGCCTGTAAGAGATAAAAAGCAAAAAGCTACTGCTGCTCCTATGAATCCCGAAGATGATAAAAAAGAGACATCGGATTTTGTGCAGGATACACTTCTGGAATAACAACCTGGAGCATAACCAATGAACTTTACCGAGATCGAACAATTGGTACGCCGTGAAATTGATGATGAAGTGGGTACTGATGCTGACAAGTATGTACGGCAATGGCAGATACTTTCGTACCTTAATGATGCAGAGCGTGAGGCATGTATCAGAGGAAGGCTATTGACTGATTCAACCACGGCAGATATCTGCAGTATCAAACTGACTGCCGGTGTTGCGACGTACCTATTTGATCCGCGTATTCTGTTGGTGTTGCGTGGCAAGTTGACTGGTGCATCAAAGCCATTAAGCATGATCAGCTTCACCCGGATGGATGAGCTGGTGGACGGATGGGAAGATCAGGAAGGCGAAGTAGTTGCGTTTGTAACCGGCATGGATAAAACCAGACTGAGGCTGTATCGTGTGCCGACATTTTCCGGCGTGCTTAATCTGACAACAGTTCGACTGCCGCTGCAGGATATTACAAAGACCAGTAGTCCTGAGATTGCTCAGTATCTGCATGCGTCACTTGTGCCATGGATCAAGTACCGGATCTACAGCAATCAGGATTCAGAGCTGGTAAACAAGGCCCGTGCCAATGAGATGCTTGCTCAGTTCGAAGCAAAGTTTGGCAAGCGACCGGCAGATCAGGGTGATATTTTTGAAGCCATGCAGATCACCCAGTATGAGTTGGGTATTGATTTGTGTGCGCATGATTATGAGTAGGTGCCGATTATGTCTGAGGTGATACTATTTAGACAATGCCTGGGCTTAAATGACAGTAAGGCTATTCAAAGCCAGGTTGCTGATTACAGTACAGGCAAGAGTCACATGACTGCCGTCTATAACATGACGATAACAGATGATGGCTGTATGCAGACTGTACCGGCCTTGATCACCACGCTGACCCATACGGCGCCAGTTACACGACTGTCTGCGGGTAGTCGCCTATTTTTCGGGGATTCAGTTAACATCTATGAGCTGACAACAGGCATTACGGTAAAACGCTTTCCGATTCTTGATGGCCCTATCATGCACACCCCGCTTGATGTGCGAGTGTCAGGATCGGCTAAGGTCTACAAGTCTATGAATCCTGCCGGTGCAGTGACTGAGGCAGTTGCTGGCACCAATCCAGATCAGGGTGAATCAGTGGCCTATGCAGGACAGCCTATGTTTGATGGCGGATTTGTCTATGGTGCCCGTGCGTACTGTTTCAAGGGTAAGTTTCTGCAATATTCAAAGGCTTATCATTATGATCTATGGAATCTTGGAGACGGATTTATCGGTCACCAGTTCAACTGTCTGCAGGCGGGCGCTATTCCTGGATGTATTCTGGTGGCCCATGCTGAGGGAGTGAGTTGCTACATCGGTGGTGATCCTCTTGCGACCGAAACCATGAAACGATTTTATCCGTGTTCCTATGAGGCAGGCACTCTCTACAGCGGGTTCATCAGCAAGGCTCTTGGCTATGGTCACGTATTTCTATGTGCTGATGGTGTCTACATGGTGGCTGCAGATGGATCAATCAGCCGATTGACAGAGGATAACATTGATTATGTAGATGTCCTTAACAGTTCATATTCAGGGGCATTTGTGGCAGGTGGCAAATACCTAGCCTATGGCGACCAAATATGCGTTGAGTATGACTTCAGGAACAAGGCCGTTATGAAACGGGCATCAGGCATTGCGTCTGCCTGCGTTTTAGGAGGCGCCCCATATCTAGCTATTGGTTCTAACATCAAAACACCTTCTGCAATTATGGATACCTGCAGCTGTTCTTTTACCCTACCATACTCCAGTCTCGGGGAAGTCGGAACAAGGTCATTTGACAGCCTGTATGTGACAGGAGAGTTTAACGGTGATCTGGCGATTACCCTATTGGATCAGTTAAACCCTGAAGAGCCTGAGCGATGGGTGATTGAAGTGTCCGATCTAGGCATTGTGCAGAACAAGCGTATTAAGTTACCCAAAGGTACGGTAGGCAGTAAGACCGCATTTCGGTTTGAAGTAGCAAGTGGCAACATGCGGGTGGAGGAGATCAGGGCGAGCTTTAGTGCGGGGCAGCGTCGCTGATGAAGATGATCCCTACGCCAACCAGTCACGGCATGAATGCTGAACAGGCGGCATACCGTGGAGCCGCGATGACGCAACTGGCGATTTTGCGGCAACAGATGAAGCTGGGTGGTCTGGTCATTGGCAATAGAATAGTAGAGCTGGCAGGTGGTGTTTGGGTGGAAGCATCTATCTGTTACAACCACGAATCTGTCAAAGTGCATCTGCCAGAAGTCATAACTGAAAACAATATTTTATTCCCACGTCGGACGATTGTTATATCCGGCGTGGCACTGCATCCAAGATCAGGTGATATTCATAATATCGTCTACACTGAATACGTTTACGATGCTATAGGGGGAATACAGTCTGAAACACGCAGTGCCTACGGAGTCAGTGGTGGATGGAGGGATGGCATTACCACTTTGAATAATGATTACATTTATCCTTTGGTTGACGAGGATAATGCAACATTTGTCGTCACAAGCGAATCCGAGGGTTCGTTTGTCGGCATAAACGGCAATTACGGGAATCTTTACTGGTGGAACGGTGACGTAGAAGACCCTGTGTTGTTATCTTGGAAAGGGACGCCAACAAGGCACTTTAGAGTACCTAATGGCGTAAATATCCCTGGTATTAGTACCCAAGAAACAGCGTCACCAGGAATGATTGATGACACTCCCATCTTTACTACCTTTGGTCATAACGTTTATCAAGGCGGTTCAATACTAGCTACAGCACCTAAGTATAATTGGCCTTACAATGGCCCTGATCAATGTTTTGTACTTGGGGCTGCGCAGGATTCGACAGGTTCTATCTATATCGTCACACAGTCAGATAGGTATAACGTACCATTATTTATTGCACAATTCAGTGACG